CTCTTTGCAACTTGCAATTTTTAGTTTCAAACAAGGTTCAAAGATGGTTCAAAGCCGGTTACTGGATATGCCCACCATTGCGTTCCACCATGATGTCGCTGAAAAACTCCCGATTCACGGTGATGTTCGGCAATTCATTCGCTTTCATGGTAATGACCACCTGCAGGTTTGACGGGCAGGCATAATCCCCGTAGATGCTTTCTGCCTTTTCGGTGATGGTCTGCCCGCAGTCCCTGATTTGCTGGATTCGTTCTTCTCTGGTCATGGTCACGTTTACGCACTCCTTTCAACGTATCAAAAAAGCACCTTGCGGGGGGGCAGGGTGCTTTGCAAACTTTACAGCGGAATGATCTCGTTAGACAGTCCCCCAGACTTCGTTCAGCAAGTTACCGTTCTTGTCACATTCTCTGATGACACACCGGGTTGCTTCTTCTTCATCAGCCGGGTTCCCGTCGTCGTCAAAATAATAAATCTCGGAATATGCGCCACCGCTTGGCGTTTCCTCGTCATTGCGTTTGTAGGTTGCCAATGAAAAAACCTCCTCATTTCAAAATAGTATCCAGAAGTCTTGTGCGATTAGGAAACAGTTTCGCGAACTTGTCATGCTCCAATGTGTAGTAGGCGACGCTGTCGGCAAAATCTTCAAGAGGACTGTTTTCACCGTAAGCTCGCCATGACTTCATGCCGGATGCTTTTAGGTCATCTGCCATGGCATTTTGCCAATCCAATTGTATACTATATCGATTCGCACGATTTGTTCCGGGCAATGTGTAATCAATATAGTGACCACCTTCATGGCAATAGGTTGCCGCCAAATAATCAAGGTCATGATAATTTGACCTGAAAAACGTGATAGTGTCTCCGCCAACAGCGTAAGAATGTGTAAAGTTCTTATAGCGTTTCCGCCATATCGCATCTTGCGGGTTGTAGTAATCTACGACTTCCACAACTTTCTGTATTTTTCGTCTGAGGTTATCTGGAACGCGATTCCATGTTGAAATTGCGATATCAGGAGAAAGCGTCTGTTTTTTCTTGTCATAGGACTTGGGAAAGACGAATCGCGTCCCATCTTGCAAAGTGTAGACGGTAGCTTTGGAGTTTTTCTTCACGCCATTTGTCGTGCCATCCGAAAACCCATAGTCCTGTTCCGATATAGCGCAATCAGCGCCCCCGACTTTTAGCACTTTGCTGCCGGAATTGACAGCATCAACGTAAATCTGGCTGATTTGCGCCGTTGGGGCGGCACTGCTCCTAACCCCAATTATACCACTTTCCCCTTGCTTTTTCAAGGTGTCCGCCGCATTCAGGTACTTTTCTTCAAACTCCTTGAAGTTCTCCGTCTTGTCCAGTCCAAAGAACTTTGCCCTGTCCTTCATCGTCTGCAATTCGGCTTCATCCAGCCCCCACCGCGCCCGCGTCAGCGCGACGCACCGGCAGTTGCAGTCCTCTTCGGGGCGCCCGAATGCGCCGGGGTACTCCGCTTTCTTGCCGTCTATCTCGAACGGCTCGCCGACTTCGCGAATCTGCCCGTCAAGGATGCGGTGATCCGTGCGCGTGTTGCCGTCCAGCACTGCATCCCACTGCTTGACGACTTGGCAGCCTTGACCCTTGGCGGCGTTGCGTGCGTCATCGGCGGATTGCTGCTGAATGCGGTGTCCTTCGGTGCGGACGATGGTCTTCGCGCGTTTGAGCGGAATGCCGGACGAAATCTGCACCTGACGTGCAATCATGCTGTAGTCGCTGCCGATGGAGATGCCGATGGAGATTTCCCGACAGATGGTCTTCTTCAGCTTCTGCATATCCACGCCGAGTTCACCGTACAGCCGCCCGCTGAGCTTGCTGTCCGTGCGGACGGCGCGGGTGACGGCGCGCTGGTCAATCGGCGCAAGAATCGGCATTCCCTGCTTGTGCAGGCTGTACATTGTGCCGACGTAGCCGTGCTGATAGCTGCGCGTCAGGTATTCTTCGATGGTCTGATTGCTTTTCTTGTGCAGTTCGTCCAGCGCGGCGTTGATTTGGGCTTTCATCGCCTCCTGATAGCGCTTCTGGTAGATTTTCGATTGAGTCATTTCGTCGCTTTCGAGGATGCGAATGTGGTTGTCGATGCGCCGGAGCGCCCGCTGGTACGCCTTTTCCAGTGCCTTGATGGTCTCCTGCTCATCGCCCAGCATGGCTTGCAGGGCTTCCTTCTCGCTCTTGCGCATTCGTCCTCCATCAATACGTCCACTTCTTCCCCACAATGAACCTTTCCAGCCCGTACCGCATGGCGTCCATCAGGTGGTTGAAGTCGTCAATGGGGCCATCGAGCATCTTGCCGAACTTGTCCTTGTCCCATGTGTAGTTGCTGATTTCCGTTATGAAATTCGCGCAGCGCGGGTGGATGATGATTTCGAGATTTTGAATCCACTGGATGCCGCTGCGGATGCTGTCCGCACCTTTCGCCGCGCTGTGCATACGCAAGCCCATGCCGCGCAGCTCGGCAATGGATTTCGGCTCTGCGCCGTCGGCGGTGATGTTCACTTTGCCGTAGCCCATCGCCGTCACGCGCTTGGCAATCATGTCGTTCGTCAGCCCCCGTTCGTACAGCTCGTCAAAGACGTACAGGCGGCGCGCTGGAATGTCCAGCAATCCGCAGAACAGCGCCGTCGGGTCGTTGGTGAAGCCGAAGTCCAGCCCGAACACGGATTCCAGCTTGCCCGTCCGGCTGATTTCCGCCGGGTCGAACGGGGATTCCCGCCAGTGCTCGTAAATGAGCCCCTCCACAATGCCCCAGTTCCCTAAGCCAGCCACGGCGTAGCGGCGCGGGTTCGTCGCCTTCATCCGCTCAAATAGGCGTAAATCCTGCTTGTCCAGCCACTCGTTGCACTGGTAGTTCGTTGTGATGGCGAGGATGTCCGGGTCTTCTACGTCGAAAAAGCGCGCTTTCAGCCAGTGCTTCTGATTCCACGGGTTGAACGTCAGCGTGATTTGCTTGAACAGCGGCGGCGCGCATTCGCCGCGAATGGATTCATCCAGCGTGTTGAAGTCGCTCTCGTTCATGATTTCGTAGGCTTCTTCAATCCACACCCAGCACAGCACGCCGCTCTGCGCGGTGATGGAGGTCAATTTCAATGGATCATCCATGCCACGAAAGTAGATTTTCTGCCCCGTAGGCTTGTAGGTGATTTCCAGCGGACTTTCCTTCCAGCTCCAGAACGCCTCCACTTGCAGGCGGTGAATTGCCCAGAGAAGCTGTGTGAAGCAGCTGTCGCGCAAGGTGCGGTACGTTTTGCGGATGACCAGCAGGTTCGCGCCGGGGTACTTCATCATGCGGTAGATGAAATTCAGCGCCGCCGTGGTGCTTTTCTTGCTTGCGCGGCTGCCTTTGCACACGCGGTAGCGCCCCGTGAAGCGCCAGAACGCGCCGTAGCCGCGCCCGACGACATCCGGCAGGTAGATTCGCGGCTGATTAGTCGTCAAGCGCATCCTCTCCCGCCAGAATCACCGGCAGGCTGCCCGACACATCCACCCTGTCCGTGAACAGCCCGTAGCGCTTGCCCAGCAGCTCCGCCGCCTTATTCGCGTCGCACAGCCGCGCCGGAATCTCGACGACCTTCGGTTCTTCCTTCTTCGTCGTGCGCCGGGTGGGCTTGCCGCCGCCCTCGCCGGGGATGACTTCCGTCTTCTCCTCCATGCACGTCACGACGACAAATTCCTTCATCTCCCGGCGCATCACCGCCGTCAGGTATTTCAGCACTTCGTCCTGCTTGGCAATCAGCGCATCTTCCTTTTCGTTCATGCGCTTTTTGATGTTTTCAGCAACCTTAGGTTTTGTGAGGTTTTCTGCCGCAATCGCCGCTGCCGTTTTCGGGGAATATCCGGCGCGGATGGCGGCTTGCGTCGCGTTCAGGTCAATCAGGTACTCGTCGCAGAAGCGGCGCTGTTTCTCGGTCAGTCCAGCCAAGTCCACCATCCTTTCTGGAATGCGAAATGAGGAATTGCGCCTCCACACGCGGGGCACAGCGAATTTGGGGCACAAAAATACCCGGCGGAGACTGGCGCGTCCGTCGGGTGAGGTGATTGGAGGTTTCCATGTGTAGTATAGCATGGGGGCAATATGAAATACTATGATATTTTATGATGTGATGCCGTGAGCGGCTCGGAAAGCAGGGCGCGAGCTTCTGAAAAAGTGATGAAAAATTGCAAAATTTCTTTGATTTGCTTATTGACACAATGAACTTATTGTGATATAATAGAAGAGGAAAGGAGGTGAAGCCCGGTGAGCAAGAAGGGCAAAAAGAAAAGCGCTCAAGCCGAAAGGCTCGAAGCGCTCGGGAAGCTCTTCAGCGGCATCGCGTTGCTGGTTACGGCCCTCGCAGCGTTGATTGAAGCCCTGAAGTGAGTTCCCGGAGGGGAGGGTTCGCGCCCTCTCCTCCACGCCCTGATTATAGCACAGACCACCGGGAATTGCAATGGTTCAAATCTTGCTTGGTATCGCCGTTGTTTTCAGCGTCCTCGCCGTGATTTGCTTCGCGGCTGCCGCGCATATCAGAATGACACAGAACAAAAAGTGAAAGGAGCATCATCATGTGCTACACCCCGTCGAATCCCCCTGTCGAAAGCATCCCCGCCCTCATCAAGAGCAAGCGCAAGGAACGCGGTCTGACCCAGCGCGCCCTTGGCGAAATGTGCGGCTATACCGGCGCAAGCGCTGAACGCGTCGTGCAGCTGTGGGAGTACGGCAAGCAGTCCGTGCCGCTGGAGCGGATGCGCACTGTTGCCGCCGCGCTGGAAATCCCGGTGGATTTGCTCGTGCCGTGAGCCTCCACCGGGCGAAAAGTTCCCCTCAAGTTGGAAGAACACGCGGATTCCGGCAAGGCTACGGAAGAAAACGCGTAAGCGCGGGTCGCTCCCCGCGTGGGGGCTGGATTGAAAAATATCACACACTGTTGCCAATGTCGTATACCCATAGTCGCTCCCCGTGTGGGNATCGTGCAAGCCGCGCAGACCACCGCCGCCAGCAGACACGGCACGCCGATTATCGCCATTTTTCTCACCTCCACGCCGCATCAAGCGTCTTTTTCCGCGTCCAGCACCTTTTGAAACGCCTCCAGCGCCTGCCCGTGCAGGGAGCAGACGTGCCGCCACGAGTAGTTCATCTCGCAGGAAATCTTCTCGAACGTCTCAAACAGCAGATACCGCCGGAAAAGCACCGCGTAATACCGCCGGTCGGTCAATTTGCCCAGCTTCGCCGCGATGTCGCGCTTCTTGTCCACCAGGCGGTCAATATCCCGGTTGATTTCGGCTTTCAGGTCGACGATTTTCGCCACTGCGTCCGCCAGACGATCCGGCGTGCCGCCACCCCTGGATACGCCGTCTTCCCGCAGGATGGGCGTGATGCGCGTCGCCATGTCCTGCAATCGCGCCGCGTCCGCCAGCTTGCAGGTGATTCGCTCGTCGAGAAAACGCACCTGCGACAGATACTCTTTCGCCCGCATGTTCGCCCCTCCTGATGCGCCTATCAGCACCGCCAGCCGCCATTTCGCTTTTTCGACGGCACTTTCGGCGTTTTTTCGGCATCCTCCACCGTCTCCGGCAGATTCTCCGAGGCGTTCTCCGGCATATCCGACGCATCCGGCGGATGGTCGTCCACGATGCGCTGGGCTTCGAGCAGATAGTCATCGCCGCGCTGGGAATACGCCGCGTCCTTCGCTTGTCCCATGCCGTACACAGGAATTTTGCGCACCCGGCAGTCATCCGCCGTCGCCGCCTTGCGCAGGGCGCAGATCGCCGCGTCCACCGCCTCCAGCTCGCGGAAATTCACCGCCAGCATGTGCTTGCGAAGCCAAGTCAGACCGTCCAGCGCGTAGGATTTTTCCGCCAGCGTCAGCGCCGTGCAGGGGTAGAGCGGGTCGGTGCAGGGGGATTGGTTGCTCATGTTGCTTGTCCTCCACGGTTCAGTGCTGCTTCCAGCCGATTGGCGATTTCCATCGCCGCGTCACGGAAGCGCACGTTGTAGCTTTGCGGAACGTAGTACGGGCAGTCCTGGCAGCGCTGATGCTCGCGGCAGACCACGTTCGCACTGCCCATGCACCGGAAGTAGCGAATCAGCTGCTCCGTTGTCATGTCGCTTGCTTGCATCAGCCGTCAGCCCCTTCCTCGCTGCCCTCCGGCATCTGCTGATGGCGGCGGCGCATCTGTGCCAGACCCTGTTGCGCTTTTTCGCGGTCGCCGGGCTGTCTGCCCTCCACCACGTCGCGCAGATAGGCGTATTCGCCCACCTCATCCGCCGTCCGAACGCCCGCATAGTGCCAGTCCTGTAGGAGTGTCAGCACATACGCCATCGGGGACTTCGCGCCCGTCGCGGCGGCGCACCGGACGGCTTCACGCAGCACTGTCAGCGGCATTTGCAGCACATCCGCCGCGGTGGAGAGCCGCTGCACCTGCGCCGGGGCGGGAATCGCACCGAAATCAGACCGCCAGATGGCGGCGATTTGCTTATCGCGCGCACGCCCGCCCGTACACGCGCGTTCCGCTGCGGTGTATTCCTCATTCTCTTCTTCCGGGTAACCCGTTTTCCCTGTTTGGTATTCTCTTTCCGTATAGTTTGGTACTATGTTACCGTTCTGAAAGTGCTGCTGTCCACTGCATATTTTCCAATTCTTCACGGAAAGCTGTGGAGAGGAAGCATTCATGAAAGCAAGCATGGTTTTGCTCGCTGCTCCCGTCGCGTCTGCGGANNNNAGTTTCTTGCGTGAAAGAGTTGCTTTCTACTACCTAACTTGAGCTCTTCTTCCTTCCCCCAAAGTTTCCATGACGCTCCTATTTTCCTGTCCCCATGGAAAAGATCCACCCATGCGGCATATTTTCCTCCCTGTCTGCACATCCTATTCCGACAGGACTTCGCCGCGGTGGAAGGAGATGAACGCATGGGGTTTATCGTTTTGGGGATTCTTTGCGCAGCTGCTGTGGTGGTGACCTTGGCGTGCCTGTGGATTAACCGATGAGGGGTGCCGGTTCTTCATGGGTATCTTGGGTGAATGATTCATTTGAATCCAGCGGGATTTTGTCAGCGCGTTCACGGCTTTTTCACTGCATAAAAAAAGCATACGAAAAAACCCGGAAACGCAACGTTT